TGCTACCAGCCTCCGTCGTCTTCTGACGGCGTAAGCGACGCGGCTCTAGCCGCCTAAACGAGACCCCCTTGGTTAACCCCTTGGGGGTCTTTTGTTTTACACCCTACCAAGGTTAGACCATGAATTACACGGAGACCCTACTGCTCGACGCCAAGGAGTTCGTAAACGACTGGGGCATCCCCATGACGTGCGCCACCTCGGAGGTCTTCCGCGTTATGGCCTCGGACGCCGCCGTCCAGCAGACCCTCGACGCTGGCGGGTTCGTCAACCAGACCTCGTTCAACCTTAAGGTCGTTGCCACGACCACCGCATGGACCACCGCAGACGGGGACGTGGGTGGCTCTACAGGCTCTTTGTCTGGTGGGGTAGCCATCTCCCCCCTCGCCATCGGTAAAAAGGTCACAGCGGCGAACCTAGGCTTACGCATCGTGGCATCCCTGTATAAGCCCGGCTCGGCTTGGGTCATCCTAACGGTCCACACGGACACCCAGTAAGTGGCGACCTCGGTCCAAGTAGTCGTCAATAAGGCTTCCTTTGACCGCTTCCAGTTTGCCCTAAACGAGTTTAGGATGGCGACCAACATCTCCATGCGGGACGGCTTTATTCGCGAGGCTGGTTTCTGCTGTTACGAGTTCATGCGCTACAGCCCGCCGATGCCCAAGAGCGGGGGCGGTGGTCTGACCGGGACCGCAAAGCGCTGGGGCGACGAGGCCGTGAACCTAGATATTCAAAGTCTCTTCCGTCCGAAGGACGACCCGGGTGCCGCCTTTCAGAAGATGGGCGAGGCCGTGAGCAAGGGCGATCGCGGCGGCTTTCTACGCTGGCAGGGAATTGCCAAGAGCAGCATGACAAAGAAAGCCAACGGCTGGTATAGGCAAAAGGAAGGCCGTGACCCTCGCGGTATCTTTCAGGCAATCCTTCTAGGCGGTAATCCTGAAAAGGACTTCCAAGCATTTAAGAACCGCTTTGGCGCTAGCTTTGCGGCTAAGGAAGCACCAAAGGAAACGACCGACCTAGCGGGTATTCACAAGCAATTTAAGGACCGCTATAACGGACGCATCCACAAGAACAAAGGCCCAGCCCTTAACGGCAATAAGTACCTCGTCGACGCGCCGAAACTCAAGACCTACATCGAGCTGCGTAAGAAGGCCGTTGGCTTCCTCAAGGCCGGCTGGGCTAAGACGCTCATGTCCCTGCCAGCACCTAAGAAGACGGAAGGCGTGCAGTTTGCGTCGACCTCCAAGGTGCCCAAGTGGATTACCCGTAACATGGGGTCCAATGGCTATTCAAGGTTTGCCGGCAATCAGGACACGGGTAACTTTACCCTCATCATTGGCAACAACCAGGGCGACAACGCGGGCAGGGCGACAGCCGCTGGAACCCTTAACTACGTCTTAAGCGTCCGAGCCAACAAACTTGAGAAGGAAGTAGAACGTCGGCTCAAGAAACCAATCGATTTATTTAACAAACCATAAACCACAATGGGCACCAAATCCATCCGTCACATCGTCGAGACCGCCGTCTCTTCTTACCTCACAGGCAAAGCCGAGTTCTCGGGGATGCAGATCAGCACGGGCGACTCCGCCGACGTGCAGTCCCTGCCCCGCATTATCTGCTACTGCCCTAGCGCCAATCCGCCGCCCGACCTCCCCGAAGGCCTTGGCAACTTCCTCGCCCAGACCGAGGTCCACGTCATGTCCTCCGCCGACGATACGAACCTTACGGCTCACCGTGCCCGATGTGCTGCCGTCGCCGGCTACATGGACAGCGTCGCTGATTTAGGGGCCGTCTTTACCTCGGGCGGTGACGCGTCTTTGTACGACATTACCCCCCAAGCCGAGGCCGACGACCACGAGTCCCGCATCTGGCACACGACCCTGTCCTACGGGGTTCTCTGCGTCCTCCCCGCGTAAGGTTGACCGAGCCCCCAAGGTTAAGAACTACCTATGGCTGCCGTACTCAAAGGAACGACCTGCCTCTATGGCGTCGCTGGAACTGTGTCCAACTTGTACGTTCAGTCGTACACGCTGACCAAGAGCTTCGAGCTGAACGATACCGTCCAGGACGAAACGGGTAAGACCGTGACGGCCCGCTACGACGGCGTCACCCGCGAGTTAACTGTCGAGGGCATTTGCAAGACTGCTGATATGCCAGAGATTGGCGCCGCTATTACTTTTGTCGTCGCTACCGACCTTGCTCCATCTGTCTCTTCTGTTCCTACCTTTGCGGGCGTCATCGAGTCGGTTGAAGAAAAGGGCGGAAACAAAGAGTTCGTAAAGGTATCGGTCAAGGCCAAGCAGTGGGAGTCGATTGCTTCGTACTCCTAAGCCTTGGACAAGCGTTTCGTCCGTTCGTTTACTGAGCCGTCCCGGGTGTTTATCCTGGGACGTTTCGTTTACCCGTTTTGCCTTAAGCATCGTCTGCACCTGTTGGCCCTTGAGTCTCCGCTAGTCCTAGACGGCAAAGAGATCACGGCGGCTGACCTACTCCTGGCTGTCAAGGTGTGCGCCGAGGAACCCATCGACCGCGTCACATGGCGAGACCAATGGGAAGCCATTAAGATGAAGCGACGCCCTGGCTATCTTAAGGGCGAACTAAATAAGTTCACGGCCTTTACTCTGCTTACCCAGTGGCCCAAGTTCTGGGAGAGGCGGAGCGCCGAGTCTGGCTCGGTTAACTCTATCCCTTGGGTCTTACAAGTGGTCTGCAATTTAATGAAGAACGGCTACACCGAGGAGCGGGCTTGGATGATGCCCGAGTCGCAAGCGGTCTGGATGTCGACGGGTTTTAACAGTATCGGCGAGGGCGGGTCTGGCATCGAGCTACTGACCACTGAGGAGGAGGAACTGCAAAAGGAACTCCTTGACCAATCGGCAAGGGTAAGAACCTCCGATGGCCCGCAAACTTGAATTAGACCTAGTCGCCAAAAGCAACGCCGACGTTGTATTGAACAGGGCTAAGACTGCCGCCAACAACTTCGCCACTAGTCTAGCCGGAAAGTTTACAGCCGCTTTAGGTGCCGCGGCCCTGCTCGATAGAGGTCTGGCAATGGTTGGACAGGCGGTTGATTTTGTTGCGACATCTTTAAAGAAGTACGCTGACATTGCCGACCAAGCCCAGAAGTCCGGCATGGATGGCGAGGACTTTCAGCGCCTGTCTCACGCTGCCGACGTAGCCGGGGGTTCGATGATGGTCGTCGGCAAGGCCGCTCGTGAACTCCGCATCCTAATGAAGGACGCCGCGTCAGGTAACCAACAGGCCATCGATAAACTAAAGGCCCTTGGCTTTACCACGGAGCAAATTAGCAGCGGAACCATTAAGGCCACTGACGTCTTCCTGCAACTCGCCAAGGCCATGGAGATTTCCGGCTCGGACGCCGACAAGCTTACCATTTTAACCGCCATCTTTGGCGACAAGGTTTCCACCGATCTCCTGCCTCTGCTCGACACTACCCGCCAGAAACTGCGGGAGACCTTTGGCGAGGCGGCTGTCATGGACAACCAAGCCCTCCGCGACTTGGACGAAATGAACGACAAGCTGGGCAAGTTAAAACGCTTGCTTGAGTTCATCTCCGCCAGCGCCGCCTACGGGGCAATCTTTGGAAGAGGGGCTGGTGGTGTTGCGGCCCGAAGTATTGCCGACCAGATGCTCCCTGGCGGGGGTGCCCTCGTCTCCCTTGCACAAGCCGGAGTCAGTGCGTCAGTCGCAGAGAAGAAGACCACCGGGACAGATACAGGTCCAATCCCTAACACCGCCGCTTTAACTTCTGTCGCTTCAAAGATTGGCGAGGCCGCAATGGGCTCTGGTGTGATCGGCGTTGGCAACTCCCCGCAGATTGCCTTGGCTGTGGAAGCCAACACCAAACTCGATAGCATTGACTCCAAGCTCGGGCAGCTGGTTAATTCTGGAGGCATCAAAGACCCGACTAAAACTCAAATTAACAGGTTCCCTCTTCGCTCACCAGGCTCTCAATAACCTCTTATGGCTTTAATCAAAAAGGGCGCCACGCTCACCACCGCAGTCCAGCAAACGAACCTCAACGTCACTAACGACGGCTATGGGCTGCTAACCTCGACCGTTAACTGGCAGGGCGACCTTGGAGGAAACCCAATTCTAAAGGGGTCGGATCATCCACAGTATTCGTTCATGAAGGCTTGGAAAATCCAGCGCGAGTATACGACAACTGAACGGATTGAATATAAGGTGGATTACGTTGGCATCTGCACTGAGATTGCGGCTGGCGAGGAAGGTGCTGGTGACTGGATTGTGGCCACCAACACGATTGCCAACATCAGCGGGGCCGCGTCCCTTGCGACCGAGGGCATTACCTCGCACCCTAAGTTCTTTAACGCGACCAGCGGGTCGCCTCCTGCTCCTGACCTTAACGCCATGATTGCCGGCTACGG